GTTGACAGAACTGAGCCGCCGCTATCGAGCAGACGCAGGTTGCCGTTGCCCGGCCCGGCATCGATGGCGTTCACCACCTGGGTGAGGCGGTTGTTGATGACCTGCCCGTTGTAAATGACCGTCGCCATGGACCGCCTGGAAGAAATGAGCCTGCATTCACTTATACCAGAAGCGAACCAGCATCAACGCCGCGTTTACCCGATACCGGATTGCAGCATCACCATGGTGACGGCAGCGCCCGTGCTCGACGGCGCATTGAGGGTGAACCTCGCGGCCGCGATCGGCACGCTGGAGGTGCCAAGCGTGACGAACTGGTTCGAGCTGCCGGACAGAATGGTGAAGCCGGTCGGCGTCGAGGAGTTGGGCGACGGATAGACCCGCGTCGGGTCCTCGAACGTCACTTCGATGAACCATGAGCTGCCGCCCGTCGACAGCATCGCAAAGCTGATCTGCTGCGGCGTGGTCTGCCAGTTAGCCAGTTTCCACGGGCTCGCGCCGGATGACGACAGGGTGACGTAGAGCGGCTGCATACGCTCACATTCACTTGCTCCGACCGTGGTGACCGTGATCCGCACCATGGCCGGTCTGGCCGTGAGCTGCCGTCGAGAACGGCGACTTGTTGGCGCCGATGCCGCCGCCGCGCGCCCGCTTGTCGAGACGCTGCGAAACCTTGCCGCCGGCCATGAAGGCACTTTTCTTGCTGACGACCTTGCCACCGGTCGCCCGCTTCTCCTCTGCCTCGTGGGCAACATGGGACGAGCCGCCGGCATAGACGACGCGGCCACCCTTTGCGTGCTGTACCTTGTGTCGGTGAGCCATCGTGGTCTTCCTTCTAACTGCTGCGGTACACGCCGCCGGGCACGCCCGCGCCTTCAAGCACTGACTGGTCGCCGTCGATCTTGAGCACCGGATCGCCGCTCGCCAGAACGAGGTAACGCTCCGGGCTGAGGCTCGCCGTCACTGCGGTCAGCGAGGTGTGCCGGTTGACGGCGGTAATCGCGGCGTCCGCCGCTTCGGCATAGATGCCGACCCTGACGTTGTTGAGCATGAGCGTTCCATCGATCGGCCGCGCCAGGGTTTCCGGTAATGCCACCGTCCCGGTCACTGTCACGCCACCGGTTCTCTGCGTGCTGTCACTCGGCTGATGGGCCTCGCTGTGATGCGTGGATTTCGTCGTCATGCACGCCCTCCTCTTAAACCGACGAGAACTGCGTTCCGCCGAACAGCGGCGCCACATTGGTCGACGTGATGGCAGCCACTGCCGACGCCGATGGCGTGACCACCATCTGCAGGCGCAGCGTGCCGTTCGTCGCGATGCTCGACGTGTAGGTTCCGCGCACGTCCGGCGTGGTCGAGGTCTGGGTCGCTGCCGTCGATGCGAGCACGGTATTGGCCGACGACAGGCCGATCGACGCGATGGAAGAGAACGACGTCGGGCACAGGTTCACCACCGCATTCTGGCCCGTATAGGGGACCGCCAGCGGGAAGCCGAACTTGTTGCCAAATCCGATGCTCACGCCGGTCGAGACCGGGGTCGACGTGTTGGAGATCGCCGAGATGTACTTGAACGCCTTCTGCCCGGTGATGGTGTAGCCCGAGGAGTTGGTCGTGCCCTGGGTGATCGCCAGGGTCTCGGTCATCTTGAAGCCGTACATATCGCGGCCGGCGATCGAGAAGGTGCCGCCGTCGCCCGAGCTGGACGTGGTGATCGAGATGGCGCGCCCGGTTCCGCCGCCGGGGTTCCACACACACACCGTGCCGGCCGTGCCGAACGCCAGATAGGCGGCGGTCGAGTCGATCGCGATCAGGCTCTCGGACACCTTGCCGGTTTCCGGCGCGATGATCGTGGTCGCATAGGTGCCGAGTCCCGACGATGCCGAGACCAGCGTGAAGTTGGCGGTGACGGCGGTCGACGTGTAGCTCGAGGTGACAAACGCGCTGGCATTGGCAGTCAGCGGCACATAATCGACATCGCCGTAGTTGTTGAAGAAGCCGAGGCTCAGGGCGGTGATGCCCTGGCCCGGCTTGTAATTGTAGGCGGCGCGCGGATCGAGCAGTGCGTCGCCGAGATCAGACAGCATCGGGCCGCGCGAGTCGTTGTGCTCAAGATCGATGCCCGTCAGCCCGCTGCCGGACGACGTCAGCGTCACGCCGAAGGTGACCAGCGGCCCAGTGAGCGCGGTAATAGCCATTTATCGCCTCACGACGTTGGGAACGTGCCGTAGATCGAGCGGAAGTCATAATAGCTCGGCACGTACCGTTGGTAGCCCTTGACCAGCAAATTGTCGGTCGTGAACTCAACCGTCATGTCGGTCTCGAACGGCTTGCGATTGAAGAACACCAGACCGTCGTGGTTGGTCAGCACGAACCAGGCAAACGACGACGTCAGGTAGTCGTAGATCATGTAGCCGTCCTTGAGGGACTGCTCCATGCCGAGCACGGCGTTGGCGTCGTTGTTGCCGGTGCCGACGCGCAGCTCGCTCTTGAACAGGCGATAGCAGATCGGCTCGAGGTTGGCCGGCGCGATCAGCTTGCGGCCGCGCGCGTGGATTTTCAGGCCCGCGTTGTCCTTGAACGTCGAGCGGATGGTGATCAGCGAGTTGAGCAGCGAGGTCTCGTTGAGCGAGACGTCGGGCGACGGCTGGTTGGCGATGGTCGAGCCGTCGATCGGGTGCGCGGTGTTGATCAGCGACACGCCATCGCCCTGGATGGCAGTGTTGAAGGTCGTCGCGCTGTTGAGCACGTTCGCCGCGTAGACCTCTTCGGTCTCCTTGAACGCCTCCATCAGCCCATCGTTCGACGGACCGAACTCGGCCTTGTACAGATTGTCGTCGATCGCCTTGCGGGTGATGGCGTACAGCAGGCCGATCTCGAAGTGCTCGGCGTTGTAGATATAGCGCTGACCCATGCCCTGGTCGGCGGAGGTCGGGTGGCCTTCCTGCTTGAGCTGGGCGTAGCCGAGGTAGCGCATCGCGGCGCGCCGCTCGAGCGCCATCTGCGAGTCGGCCTGACGGAAGATTTTCGTCCACTGCCGTTCGATCATCGGGTACTTGCCCGAGATGCCCCACAGACCAGGCAGGAGCAGGTCGCGAATCTGAGAAAGTGCTACCGGCATCGCGTCCTCCCCTTATGACGACCGCGCCGTCAGATTGAGACGGTCGCAGTTGTTGAGGCGGACAATGACCATGTTCGCCGCTGTGGTGTTGTCAGTGCCGTTGATGAAGGCGCCGGTGCCAACAGCCGGGAGACCAGGCGGCGCATACGCCGAATAGAAGTCGACGATGCGGAACGGCAGGCCGTTGGTCGAACCGATCAGGCTCGAGGTGACCTGCATGTTGGACAGGCCGCTCGTCGCATTGCCGGTCGAGGAATTGGCCGAGACCGCAATGTTGAGCCCGATGAACGAGGAGGTGATCGCCACATTGGTCGAGCCCTGGACGAGAAAGAGCTGGCCGGGGTCGTCGATGATGTAGGCGCGGATGTCGCCGGTCGAGTTGGTGACAGTGCCAGGCCAGGTGTTCGACCAGATGGTTCTGCCGACAGTGGGCTGGAAGTACTCGCAGCCCATGAACACGCCGCGCACCAGGCCGGTCGACACCGAATTGACGATCGACGTGATGTAGTTGCCGGACAGGTTGGTGCCGCCGCCGCTCGAGGTGACGATGGCGTCGCCTCGGAAGAACGCGGTCGCATCGGTCGATGCAATCCAGCAGGGCGTCAGCCCTGCGGTGGGCGAGCCGCCCTCCATCCGGCCGAATGCCTGGAAGCCAGCAGTAGGAGAGACAAGCGTGTTGGCCATGATGAACCGCTCCGTTGCGGCGCCTTGAGAAGGCGCTCGACACAACGTCACGGCTCGTGACGGACGATCTTGGGTCTGCGCGGCTCGCGCGATGCCGTTATGGCGGCATCTGTCCCGACCCAGGGGACGGCGGAGCGTTTACAACGCTCGACGCTCTAAACGCTACGTTTATGCTATTCAGTCGTCCTCTGTCAACTTCGGACCATCGGACGGTACGCGCAAGCGCTCGAACTCGCGCTTGATGCTGTTGTTGCGCAGCGCCGATGGATGCTGCGTGTCGAGCGAGACGCCGGGGAAGTCGCCGCCTTTGATCTGCGCTTCCTTGATCGCCACCTCGGTGCGCGCCGCCCGCTCATCGCGTCGCCGCGCCGCCTCGGTCAATTCCTTCGGGCGCGCCATCAACACCAGGCCGTCGACCTTGACCTCGCCGTCGTGGCCCTTGGGCAGGAACATGCCGTCGTAGAGACCGTCGAAGTCGGAGCAGTGGACGCCGGTCCAGCCGCCGCGCTCGAACCTGGCGCGGTACTGCGGCAGCGGCTGACCGTAAACACTCTCGGTCGCCCAGATCAGGCTCATGCCTTGCGGCACCATCTCGGGCGGAATGTGCAGGCGGTCGACCGTCTCCTCCTGGTCCGACAGGTTTTCCCAGTTGGGCTTGTTGCGCATCTGCGGTCCGCGCACTGGCTCGGTCTTGGGTGGCGCTGCCACCGGGCTCTTGGTACCGGGTACGCGCGGCTTGACGTTGAAACGTCTGATCATCGTCGTCTCCTTACTGGTAGCGACCGTCGCCGTCGGCCTTGAGCTGCTTGAGCTTGATGAGGTTGGCGGCGTAGGTCTTCTCATCGATGCCGGCGAGCTTGGCGGCCTCGCGCTGGGCCGGATTCAGCTCGACCGAGGTGGCTTGCTTGCGGCCAGTGGTGACCGAGGTCACGTCGCGGGACACGGGAGCGCTCACGGGTGCGGTCCTTTCTGTTCGGGTGACAGTGCCGCCGTTGCCGGCGGGGGCAGCGGTCTTGCCATAAACCTGTTCCTCGAGATAGGCGAAATACTCATCGCTATCGACGGGGATGCCGGCCTTTAAGGACCGGTGATGTGCGGCCTGCAGGTAGGAATTTTTGTCTGGTTCCTCCATGGCATCGCGATGCTGCTTGAGCCAGGCGCGTTGCTTGTCCGACAACTTCATGCGGTCGATCGGGTCGACCTGCTGCTGCTGCTCGGTTCTCGCCTGCGCG